CAAGACTGCTCTTCGAAATTAACGCGGCTGAGTAATTAGCGTAATTATCCCAATCGTTGTTGCAGTGAAACACGACATATATCATATTCCTGTTTACATTGCTTATTCGCTTAACGATCCCATTTGCCTTCGCTGTCCGGTGATGTACTTTTTGCCCGTTTTCCATTTTGATGTGGTTTTGTTAATTAAAAAATGCCCCGGCGAGGTACGGTTAAAAAATCATTCAACATTGTTAGATAATAATTGCCGGGGCTATGATTACGAAAAACTCCAAATTCAGGTGCGGTCTCTTTTGACCGCACCGAGAACAAATAACTACTACATACTCTCTTTTAGCAGCTCTTCTGCTGCTGCTCGTATCTTGTCGGCTAATTTTTTAGCCTCTTCCTGTTGTTTCTTGGTTAAGTTCTTGCTTTCCTCTGTTTCAAAAAGGTATTTTTTCATCGTATTGAATTTTAACTATTTCATTAAAAACTTTTCTATTGGCTTTTCGCACTGCATCAAAAACAGGTGAATTGTTTTCGCCTATAATCTTTCTGAATCGGTAACTATTGCCTTTACTCATTCCCATCATTTTCTCAATTTCCCGAACTCCTAGTTTTGTTTCTTCAATCAGCAGCGTGAAAAGTGAATAGCGAGCAAGAACCACAGCCATAGTTCTTAATCTCATTGTTCTAATTTCCTCAAAGCTTACGCCGTGCGCAATTTGTACCGCCTGAACGCATTGTATAATAATAGAAGCCATTCGAGTCCCTTCAGGGATTTGTTCTTTAATTTCATTCATATCATCATTTTTCTATACACCAATAATTTTTTCGCTAATGTCACTCGTCTCGCTTTATTGTCTTGCCGTCCTATTGCTTTCAATAATTGCGTTCTATTCATCTTGTCTCCTACCATTGCCTCCGCTCGTTCTTCGTTCTTCTCGTTTTCTACCTCCACTGCTGCATCATTCCATGCTTTCCTTTTTTCTTCATCTGTGTATTTCAGCTTTCCAATATTCTGTAACCAATCGTGCCAATCAGCCGGAATGCTGTTCCAGGGTAATTTCTGAGCCCGTGCGCGGTTAACAGATGCCAATAAGTTCTTTTCAAATGCGACCTTTTGTTTTGCTCTCCGCTCTGCTTCCTCTCTTCCTGCTTCCTCTTTCGCTATCAATTCCAAATACTCCGCTACTATCTTTTTTCGCGTTTCATTGTACGCTGCCAAAATCGCACCTAATGCCCGGACGTTGAACACTCCGCCATACATCTCCCCGGCCTGATCTGTTGTTTTGCCGGAAGCGTGCCACCTAAAAGCGGTGCGGATTTCTCGAACACCTAACCAAGGAAAAGACGCAATAATAAATCTTGTAGCCTCCACTAATACACTTTGCTCTATTTCCTGCCGCGCTCCATACTCTTTTGCTAATCGTGTGACTTCTGCCAACAACACCGCGTTAGCCGTTTCCGGTTGCAAATGCCTGATCTGCTCCAAGTGTCCTTTGATTGCTGTCTGTACCTCCGCTTTCTGAACTTCGCCAGATAACTTAATAATCACCTGCGTTAAGCTCCGCAAGTGCGGCTCTGAGCGTGTCAATTCTTGCCGCTCCATAAGTATCATTTGTTTTTTCATTTTTTATATTGGTTGATGTGTAATTATTCATTCTTCCGATCCAACCTGATGCAGACGATTTCCATTTTTTCATTTTGTTGCGTCCGACCTTCCAACCGTTTGACTCGTAGTAATTGTAAAAAAGGCTTGCTTGCTTAGTTGCTGTTGTCGAGTCTACGATGTGCAGCATGTAAGCTTCCACCTCTTCGAGTGTGGGAGGTTGAAACCTTTTTCTTTTTGCCGCAATTTTTTCTTTTTGAATTTCAGAAGAAGAATTTAATGAAGTAGTTTTTGCGCGGGTGTCCTCTCTATCTATTAATCTTGTAGTATTAATACTTGTATTATTATATATGATCTTTTCGTCAATAGGGGTTTTGATCTTTTTGTCAATAGGGTTTTGATCTTTTTGTTTATAGGTCTTGACGTTTTGGTCATAAGGGTAAATTTTCCTTTCGTTTCCTTTTGCCTTATCTATATCTATTTTGACGTACCCTAGTTTAACAAGCTGACTAAACCAACGGCTAACCGTCGCGGTAGAAACTTCGTATAAGTCGGCAAAGTATCTATTGTTTGCAGTACAATAACCCCATTTGTTAGATAATGCCGTTATTTCCGCATACATTATTCGGCTCATAGGTTTGAGTCTTTTGTCGTATCTGACATTTGCGGGGAGTATCCCGTAATAACTCGGTTTATCTTTCATAATTTATAGTTTTTCAATTAAATGTCAGATTAAAAAAACGCCGGGGCCTCATCTCTAACTGCCCCGGCAAAAAGACAGTTCTCAGTTCTTATATGTATTGCCGATTTCCGTAGCGGCTCAATTGTTCTTCCATGCTGCGGAGTTGTTCTTGTTCGTTTGGATCCGGCAGGTAGATGTTCAAATCCTTACTGGCGTGGTTTCTAAACATTTCAATCGCTGTTGTCATTTCAATCGTGTTCAAATCGGATGTACTTCTATACACTACCCTGCTATTTTTCACTCTCTCAAAAACACTTTTACAAACATCACGCTTGAAAATATCCTGCTTCACTTCATCTCTTGTATAACCTAATTCAATCCCGTACCATCCAAAAATCAAATGCAGGTACTTGTTTTGTTTTATAGTTCGGTTGTACCTTTTTTCTGTTAATTCAACTTTCTTTCCTTTTGAAATCAAAAAGTCAGTACGCTGTTTGAATTTCGTTACTTCCTCCGGTATAGTCAAATTGTACGTCATTATTCATGCAGCCAATCCGGCCCTTCCTCCGGTTGGGTTTTTTTCGTTAGGATTCTAAAATAAGAAACTACTACCTCAGTAATGTAGCGCGTCACCTGGTAACTGTCTTCCCATTTTCGATTTGTTAGTTTGCCCTCCACATATACTGTATCGCCTTTCTTTAGAGTTGCCGCGCGTTCGGCTAATTGCCGCCACGCAATAACATTATGCCACTCCGTTCGGCTTTGCCAATCGCCTGCATTGTCTTTGTAGCTTTCGTTTGTAGCCAATGACAATTTTGTTACAGCCACTCCCGCCGCATCCTTAGTTTCTGCGTCTTTGCCTATATTTCCTATTAAGATTACCCTATTTACCATTTTGATTATTTTTAAATTGATGATGTAATTTGGTTGCTTTTGCTATTACGTCCGGGTCTTTGTAGAATGCTGTTGCAGCTTTACAAAGCGTTGCAACCGTGATAGTGTCTGTGCATAAGTCAAGCGCTGAAAGAAATATTGATTTGTATTCATTGACGACTCCTGTATCATCTGATACCTCCGTCATTTCTTCGGCGGGTGTTGCTTCGTATCCTGAAGCCTGTAATATCCACGCAAGCAACACGCGAAACGCTTTTCCTACTGCCCTGGTTTGCGCCATGCTTGCTATTGCGTACTCGTCAAACCTGCGTTTACTTCCTTCTTTGTTAGAACAATAAGCAAAGGCCCTGCTTATTATTTGGTTGGTGGCGCTGTTAAGTATTTCCACCTCTGCGCGGTACTTGATTTCCTTGTCATCGCTTACGTTTTCGCAAGTAACCACGCGAGGAAACAACCCTATCAATGCCCCTGCGTACTGCCACGCCTCGACTTTAGGATACCTCTTTTTTCCTATTACGACTGTGAGCTTCCGAGCCTCTACATGCTGCCTTATCTGGTTCGCAATTATCCCTACGTTAGCAGGTTGATTGAAATTCGAAAATGTAATTTGCTTTTCTTTTTCCATTTTCTTAAATTTGTGTTGTTAACTGTTTTCTTTGGCGCTTATCAAAGCGCCTTTTTTATTTTAGTATTGGCCTGTTCGTTTATTTCGTAGTACCATTTCCTATTTCTTCCGTACTTTAACTTGGCGTTGTAGTTGTTCAGCCAAACCTTTTTTCCTTCGATTTCAAATAAATATAATAGGAAGTCTTGTGGCATGTTACGGTTCATACGGTGAGCGTCTTCTGTCTTCGTGAACAGAATCCGTGCTTTGTACTCCTGCCCTGATTTCGTTACTAGGTTGTGGATTATATTTTTCATTGTAGTATTTCAGGTATGGGATAATCAGATACTTTCAACCTTTCAATCCTCCATTCTTCGTCGCCTTTGATTATTTTAACCCATCTGCCCGCGTTGCTCTCCATCAATACAATAAGACCATCAATTATGTCTTTATCACCAATATGCTTGTCAGTGAGAAAAGGATGTACTTTTGAAAGTGCCCATGCTGTAGGTATTTCAACGACATTAAAAAAATCATTTTCCCACCACGTAGCTTGTAGGCATGGAATTGGTGTTGTTAACTGTTGTACTCTCATTTCTTTATATTTTTTATTTTTTCAATAATCGCCATCCGAATAAAACCGGATGCGCTGGTTTCTAATCTTTCCCCCGCTTTTTTTGCTGCTTCCCATAACGCGGGGCTAATTAAAAAACTTTTTCTAATCATTTTATTGTTTTTTATGTTTTCTGATATATTCTCTTAAAGCTTTTCTTATAATGTCTGCTTTCGTTAATCCTTGTTTCTTACCTAGTATTTCGGCTTGTAGGTAGTCCTCGTCTGATATATTTATACTCCTCACTTTCATTAGTTTTGTTTTTTATGTTTGTGGAAGTAATTTTTAGTAATTAGTTCTGCTGTTATCCCTTTTGCTATTAATTCTCTATAGCGTTTTAATGACTTAGTTCTTACCATGATGTTTATTTTTTTTATTTCCTCTTTCAATACTACAAATATACATACATTATACATATAAAAAAAGCCCGAACGCAAATTAGTCGTTTGTAAACGGATATAATAGTATATTTTAACTTTTATATTTTTATATTACAAAAAAATAATAATATGAAAGATAAAAAAGCAATTTGGGTTGATCCTGAAACCCACAAAAAACTAAAGATCGAATCGGCTAAAACCGGGAAAAGCTTGACCGAATTAGTAAAAGAAAAATTAAATACTTAGATGGAATACGGATGGGCACTTTCAGCAATCGCGTTTTTTCTCTTAACATTTGAATTATGGGCGTTCCTTTTCGTGGGCGCTTTCAATACCCTATTGAGGGAGAAAAAGCGAAGCCTATACATTCAGGCATTGGAGTTAGAAAACAAGCGCTTACGGGGTCGCTTAGAGGCGGACCATGAAGGTGAGTATATAAGGTACCAGGACACGGGAAAGGATTGGGAGGAAACGGATATAAACGAGGGCTACGAAGTAGATAAGAAAATAGAATACATAATACAAAATACAAAACAATGAAAATATTAAACAACCTTGACGATGCCCTTGGTATTCTGAAAACAACAAGAAACGCGGCTGCAATCGCGGCTGCAATTACTTCAATGACAATAGTAGGCACGGTGGCTTATACAGGCTTCGCTGAATACCTTCCGCGCCTGTTGGCTTTTACGCTCGCTGCGGGCGCTGTGCTAATGGTTGCCTTTGTAATTGACTACGGATTAAGAAAAACGCTGCCGCTTGGTTTTGACTTACTAATATCGGGGCAATGGTTTCGTGATTGGCGTACCGCCGCATTCTTAGCGCTCTTACTCTCTTTTAATTTCATTCAAGCCTTTTCTTCCATTAAACTAAGTTGGGAAGGTAGAAAAGAAGCGGTGGCAGCTATTCAGAAAGCCCCCGAATTAGAAGACATCGCCCAAACGAAACGGCAGGTGGACCAAACCGGATCGGCAAAAATCCGAGCGATGGATAGCGAAGTATCGAAACTTAGAAAAGACATTGAACGAAAAGAAAGCGAAGTGGAACGCCTCCACCCTACTTATATAGATCTTATCAAGTCAGGCTCTGATAAATGGGGATGGTACGCGGGGCAATTAGACAAGATGAAAAATAACAAAACAAGCAAACTGCAAAGCGAATTAACCGCGCTCCTATCGGCCCGAACAAAAGCAATTGAGTCAGAAATTCAAACAGCCCAATTAACAGTTTCTAATATTGCCGCAACCAATACCGCAAAGTGGGATGAGTACGAAATAAGCAAAAATAGGAACATGGCCTATATTGGATACTTTGGTGCGGGGTGTACATTGGTCGTTGTGGTTATATCATTAATGCTTTCGTTGCTCGGACAAAGTAACGTTACGGCAATAGAACAAAAGCAGGTTGTTTCGCCTGTCAACACTACACCTATTGCACCTCCAAACGTTGCTCCGGCAGTTGCGCAACAAGATGATTTCTCAACGTTACGGGCAATAAAGCAACTACAGGCGGCAACGTTGCGAATTAACGCAGAACAGGAGGCGCAACGCAACGAAAAAGAGCAGCGCAACGAAACGAGCGCAACGAGCGCAAAGTCCGTTAGTAACAACGTTTCACCGGTTCCAGATGATGCGTTACTAATAGAAAGCGAGTTGAAGAAAGCGCGTAACAATTTACGCGCTTACAAGTCGAAGCAACGCCACAAAAACGGTAATGCTGAAACGTTGCGAAACGGCGTTGCAAAGTGGAAAAAAATAGTGTTGGAGCTAGAGAAGAAATTACAAGAAATATAGAGGTTGTCTTGTTCCATAATACTGCGGCTCCTACCTTCTCTAGGTAGGGGCTTTTTTTGTGCAAAACCAAAAGCCCGGTGCTAATCAGCACCGGGCAGCACACAATACAAAACCTCATTAATTATTTACGCACCCTCAACAGGCACGGGTTCGGGTTTTAGCATCTTATACAGGATTGTTCCGAGTGAAAACAGCGCGATGATCATTCCTTGCCAATTTCCACCGATAGCCGAAGTCACAGCCGTTTCTAAGTGCAAAATAGTTTCTGTCGGTAGGGTAGGAACCAAAGCGACGATGATCGCACCGAAGTAATTCCAAAAGTTTGCATCACTCAACCAAAGTTTTGCATTAAATTTCGCGTTGTCGAAAAAGTTTTGCAACGTCTTACCCCCTGCGATTAGCGCAAAGATCAGACCTACCGCTTGCGTCCCTATTTCTTCCGGGAAACCTACAAAAGCCCCACCAATTAATAAAACCACAGCCGTCCAAAAATTACTTGACTGATACCATTTCTTTACATTTTCCATATTATAATTTTTTTAAGTGCGTGACGTAATTGTGCGCGGCGGCACTTTTTTTGTTCAGGTCTGCCAACTCGATCAATAATTCTTTTTGTCGGTTTTCGAGTGCAACCAATTCGGCCTGTGCCTTAGATATCGTGTTGTCTATTCCTTCGGCGTACTTTTCGGCCTGTCTAAGATCTTTTCCTACTAATTTTTCTAATTCCATCCTTTTTGTTTTTTCGTTATTTTAATCTTTTTTTTCTTATCGCTTTTTTGACTAATTTTCTAGCTACAACTAACTGCTCTTCTATCCGGTTGCGCTGTGTGTTGTGTCGTAAGATTTCCCCCGGCCCGGTCAATGTGCCAAGAAACAAATAATACACCCCTGTTTCACTTTCTCCGACATAGTAATGCATTACTTCTACCAGACCGTCGGCTTCGCTTTTGCGAAAAAAAACACTGTCCTGCTCCTCGCTAATTTTATGTATTACAAACATATCTTTGCGATCCATCATTTCAATTAGTATGCGTTTATAATTATTGTCAATCGGAAACGCGGTATAAGTCGCCTGAGTATGCGGTCTAAGGCTATCGTCAGGTTCGACGATAATAGATATTTTCTTTTCCGAACCCACTAATATCGGTGTGCCCCCATTGTGAACTTTGCACAGTAGCGCCCGGTCAATAATCGTATGATTGAGTATTGATTCTAATACATTCTCAATTTTTAACTCCATGATCATTACCGATTTCATTTTGTTGGAGTTTCGCAAACGGTAGATTACGTAATGCGTAGAAGCGAAGCCACCGCCAAACGCCAACAAAATCAGAATTAACAAGTCCATTTTTTTAGGGTTTTCACGGGGGTTTGTTAGTCGCTAATAAGTAGTATCACAGTTAATGTATAATTACTGTGTTTCGGCGTAGTATTCGGTAGCGGTAATTAATCCATTCCTAAATTGCTCTGCCCAATATTCGGCGATGAATAGCGAACGAACCCCATTTATCAATTGCGTGTCACCGAGCGCATTTGGGTTCACTTTGCGCTTAATCGCTTCACGGGTGTATCTGCGTTTGTAAGAATCCATATTACTACTTAGAATTACACCCACCGCTTTGGCTGCGAAAATCGAGTCTGCGGGAGTATCTAAGATATTCGAGGCGGTAGCGTGTATAGCTACCTCTAACCTAATTTGGTGCTGCTTTTCGGCCCAAACTGCGGCGTAGTCGATAATTGTTGTTTGTCCTGTTGCGCTCAATGCGAATAATGCGAGCGCGAAAATTGATAGTATCTTTTTCATATCTAATAGATTGAGTAATAATTATTGATAATTGTTTCTATACTTGTTCGGTTTGCGGATTGGTCGGAGTTGTAGATAATAAGGCACTGTGTTTTTATGTTTGCGTGTATTATAGGAGAACCGTAATTTACAATCGCGCCAATTGTGAGGTCATAATCGATATTTGACATACTATGCGTTGGGGTTACACTATCGCTATCCGTTCCATCTGCTGAACCATCTATGTATATAGCCGACGAAATGGTACTCCCATCGGTTTCGTGTTGTATGGAAACTACTATTGTATTTGTAGGAATAACACTGCTAATTGCTTGGTTTTGAACCCTTCCATTTGGATCGCCTGCATTAAGTTTTGTACTCATATAAGCCGCACCTGAATTGTATGTACCTGTAAAAATCCAGTGGTTATTCGCTGAATATCCACCATCACTTAGCCCAAACCAAGTATCATTTGGATTCGCTACATCAAATACCACAGCCCCAAAAGCGTTAGCATAACTGGAGAAATTTAAATCTCCTAAGAACTCCAAATAATCATTACTCCCGTCAAAATCCACCGCCAAAATACCTCCATCTGTAATTAATGTCCCCCCGCTGACCACCTGCGGTTGATTAGCAACGGTTGTCTGCGTTACATCTCTTCCCTGCCCGGTCTGGTCGCACCACCGCACCACAAAGCAATCCGTTGCACTGCAAAATGTAGTAATCGTACTTTCGTCTATATCATCCCCTGAAAAGCCTATTAGTTGCGTTGCGTTGTCACTGCTCCTACGAATTACCATGCAACTATCAGCATCCGCACGTAGCTTCATTGTTGCGTATGCCGCCGCCGCTCCTGTGTAGGTGTCGAGTAGCAAACCCGCCGGACCCGCCGCTGCTTCACCCACTAACAGCATTCCTTGTTGGCCCAAAGCGAACACCGGAAAAAGTAATATTAAGATTGTTCTTATCATTTGCAATAGTAATTTGTGCCGTCATAATAGCAGGTAAAAAATACGTCGCTTGCGTCTATATCGTAAGTCGTTCCGGCATCTAACGCCGTTCCGGTTTGGTCTAAAAAGGTAGCTGGCAGATTCAAACTATTGGTGCTTCCAGTACTCTGCCAATGAAAAGTATAAACACCAGCGGTTACGGGATTAGTAACGGTCAGTGTTATGGTGCTAACAGTGCTGGCTGTTGCCATGTCAATTTGAACTACTGTACCCCTGTAACTCTCCAAATTAATGCTTATAGTCGTTGATGTAGCTGGAGTTACAGCGAGTAACCTATAGTGCTTTTCCGCTTCGCTCTGGTGCGCGGCTATGCTATCTCCAACCTCCTGCAAAGCAGCCTCCACCGTCGTTCCTGTGTAGTGTGCGCCGCTATCGGTTATGTTCACTTCGCCGGCTGTTTGATCGTCCGTACCCGTTCCGTCTTGCAATGCCGCCAAATCTACCACCTCGTTACTTCCTCCTTCAATCCCTATTGTTAGGTTTGTTCCAGACAGACCCGAACCGCTTATATTCTGGTCGTCTGTTGGCGCTGTTCCTGAACTTGCCGCCGTCAATCGCCCGTCTGCGTCTACTGTAATTGTCGAGTAGGTATAGCTCGCCGGGGTCACGGTTGTACTTGCTAATTCCGTAGCGCCTACAACACCCGCGTCAATATTCCACACCGTGCCGGATCCTGAAACGGTTATATCTCCTTTGTCACCATCTGCTATCCCTGCGTCGCTTAGTGCGTCAATTGCGGTACGGTGTACGTCTATACTATCTCCAACCTCTTGAAGTGCGGTTTCTACCGTCGTTCCTGTGTAGTGTGCTCCTGCATCAGTGATATTTACCTCTGCGGCTACCTGGTCATCCGTTCCCGTTCCGTCTTGAATTGCTGAAATGTCGATTGAGTTGCCGCCCGTGATCGTAATATTAGGCGAAGAAAAAGAAAGTGTTTGCGCATCGGTGTTTGTTGTATGGCTTAAATCGCTTATATCGGCCTCCACTAATGCGCGGCTTTCGAAGTCTACGCCATCACCTACCAAGACGTTGCGATTTGTAGGAGTAGAGGTGTTTACGTCGGTTAGATCGGAAAGCTCCGAAGCGCCACCACTGGCCGGAAAGTCTGCCCGTACTGCTGCTGTCGAATCTGCAAGAATATCGGCGGTAATACCTCCGGCCTCCAATGCTACATAATTCTGCACGGTTTCGGCGGTAAATCGTTTCCATGCTTTAGAACCTGTTTCGCCGTGAATAGTCAGAAACTCGATAGAGTCAGCTATGGTCGTCAAGTATGGTAGTTCATCCATTCGCGTATTCCCGTACGCCTGCGGTATATCGTCGTTTTGACCTATACCGCCATGTTCCGCGTCATCTTCTAAAATTGTGCTAACGTCGGGTAGTTCGGCTTCGATTGGCTTAGGTTTCTGTTCGGGTACGTGCAGCTCGATTGTACAGCCTGCAAGAAATAGGATTAATATTATTAATATTCTTTTCATCTCGTTATTTTTTTAGAAACTTCTGATCCATCCCACCGTTGAATCTACGTAGGTGAACCGGGCAAAAGCGTTGTCTGTATTCATCGTGTAGTCCACCGCGTCAGTGTGGTATTTGTCGGTACTTAGATCGACGGTTATATTATTTGTACTTGCGTTTCCTCTCGAATCCGAAACTGCAAACCATGTTCCGGCCTCCGGTGTACTTGGAGGCGTAACGGTTGCAACGCTACTATTGGTGTCCACCAGATTGATCACTCCCGCTACTGCCGTGAATGATCCTGTTTCTTCTGCAGAAACTCTGTCGCGTGATTGGTCGATGTATTTCACCAATTTTGTGATAGGGTCTTTAATTAATATCTGTGTCACGGTAGAATCGTATTCAATGTCCGAGTAGATTCTTAAATTTGCGTCACCATCCCCAAGGTCAACACTCCCGGCATCGCCACCAATGAAATTAATATTCGTTGATCCTAGAGACTCCAACGAATAGCCACCTGAAGCGTAATCGTATCTAAAGGCTAGACTATCGGCTGCTGATTGATCTTTGATTACAAATAACCCGCTTTGATTTCCTGTTTCAACCTGAAACGAGGAAGTAATAGCATTATCTTCGAAACGCAATACCTTACCGTCCAGGTCTACCGTTCGCGCTGCGGCTAATGTACCATCGTCGTCGTAGAGATTAGAACTACTCCCACCTGTTGCGTTAATCGTTAGGGTATTTGAAGTCGAATTATACGCGGTCGTTACGTTTGTACCTCCTGCAAAAGTTATAGCGCCGTCATCGGCTTTTATACCAGCTTCGCTTCCAGTGTCGCCTTGTATCCACCAACTTTCATTGACGGTTGAGTTGTCCGTTGCTGAAAAATCTAATGTTCCGTCAGTATCTTGATAAGTTACAGTTATACCGGACTCAGTATTACCTGTTACCATGCCACCAATAAAATCTTCTACTTGTTCCTCTGTCAGTTGGGTGTCAGTGTTATCTAGGTAAGGTAAAAGACTAACGGTTTTGGTGGCTTCGCCGTCGCTTTCTAAAGATAGATTCAAAGTGTTGGAAGTAATAGAAAAGACATCTATTGTTTGATCGTCTGTTCCGGTTCCGTCCTGCAATGTGGCCAAATCTACCACCTCGTTACTTCCACCCTCAATCCCTATTGTTAGGTTCGTTCCAGACAGACCCGAACCGCTTATATTTTGGTCGTCTGTTCCGGTTCCGTCCTGAATCGCTGAAATATCAACCGAATTACCCCCTGTAATCGTCAGGTTAGGCGAAGAAAAAGAAAGCGTTTGCGCATCTGTATTATCTAAGTAGGGCGAAAGGTCAACGGTTTTAGTTGCCTCTGCATCATCTTCTAAAGATAGATTCAAAGTGTTGGAAGTAATAGAAAAGACATCTATCGTTTGGTCGTCTGTTCCAAGTGTCGAAATATCCCGATACCCTAATACATTCGTACTGCTGTTAAGTACCAGGATATTATCAATCGTAGGGGTGTTTTGGATGGATGAGAAATTAACTAATATATCTGTTTCGCCACCGTCTCCAATAATCAAATCGGCATCAGACCAGAGCGTAAAGTCGTCACCGCTGCCAATAGACCAACTAACTTCAGATTGCATCGCCAGTTGTTCTGCTGAGGCTGTCGAAACGTACCGCCAATAGAACTTCTGTACTCCCGCGTTATCAAGCGTCACAAGGTCTGAAATCGTACCCAAAGACGGGGCCGTTGTTTCATTCAAATTAAATTCAATGAACCCCGGCGTAGAATATGAACCCCCTGCATCATAGTCAAAAACCATCACGGGGTTTTGATTAATGTTTTCCGTAGAAAAAATTATTTCGTCTGTTACGTCGAGCGTCATATTATCAGGCACAGATGATCCAGAATTGCTGACATCAAAAACGCCGTTTCCATCAGCGCCGCGCTCTAACTGTATTGAATCCTGCACAGCTGCTTTCAAGCTCGACCAACTTACCGCATTACTCGCAAGGTCAAAAGCTAAGTAATCTCCATAAGTCGCATCATCATTCCAAGCCGAAAACGAAATAGTACTATTAGGACTCCTGAACGTTAATACGTCGTTTGGATCGTCGGCTACGGCAGGGGAGAAGCCTAATACGTCTGTGAATTGCGAAAACAAGTCTTGTGTACTTCCTCCTCCTGCGCTTACACTACGAGCATAGGCACGTGTTGCTGCGGTATCAATCCCTAGTTTCAATACGCCACTTTCCCACCTAAGCGAGTCCGACCAATAGCCGTTACCATCGTTATCCGCTACCGCAATTGCGCCAAGCGTGTCGGCAGCTTCGATCTGCTCCCAAAACAATCGGGGCCAGGGTGCGGCGGCGCTGCGTGTTCGTTCGACTTGCTGCTTAGGCACCGGAAGCGAAGTAACCTCTTTCACTTTCATCTGCACAGTACAGGAGGTTAGCACTGTGGCTATTAATGCGAATTGCAGCCAGCGCCAATCAGATCGGCAACTGACTGCAAAAGAGAAAAAGGATATACGAAAATATTTCTTCATCATACGTTAAATTCTACCCATATTGATTGCTGTCCAGGCGGCGTAAATGTGAGCGTAATCACGCTACCCGAATGACTCCAATAATTTTTAGAAATAAGCTGCCCTGTATCGTAATACACCCGGATCGCTGCGGCATTGGTCGGTAAGTTTCCGCTGTTTTCCGTTACGGTTATCGTGGTGCTTGCGTGTGCTGTAAATTCTTCTCGATAAAAGGCTGTCGAGCCTCCACTACTTAATGTCTGCTCCTGACTCGTTACGATCCATGAACCCTCCGTAAAAAAGAAATCGGCGGTATCGCTGGTTACATTCAAAACCGTATCGCTGGTTTGACTTTCGGTTGTAATCGTGAAATCTTGCTGCGCACCTGTGAACTGATTAATAATCGTCACAATCTGCCCGACCTTGTACTCTCCGTCTACTGTTCGCGCTGTGATCGGAATAGTGGTGACGGTTGATGCTTCGTCTATGTCTGCGGTAGTCCGGGGAAAAAGTGCGTCTAGTACCGAAGTGGTTTCTGACTGTCCGGGTGGCGCGTTAATAACTGGCGTACCTCCTTCTATTACCGGAATCTGTGTATTGATGTCGTTTCCTTCGTTATCTATTGCACCTATAATCTCGTCCAGTTCTTCGCTGCTTGATGTTGTACCCGTGGTGTCTAGTAAGTACCATTCACCTGCCATCTGATCAAGATTTCCTGTAAATTTTCCTTTGTGCAGTATCCACCTGTTTGAATTGTGAACCATCGTTTGGTGGATGTTCGTCATCGACATTTTTATGGTAGCGCGTAGCGTCTTAATCGGTACACTCTGCGTTCTTATTATCTCTTTTGTCAGCAGTACTTCCAAGCTCTGCGAAGCGGTAGCACCTAAGCCCCAATCTACGCCATCAATAAAAACACTGCCGTCGTCGATCTTCAGTACTCCGTACCCGAACTCCTGACCTATAACTGAATTAATTACTCTTTTCTCTGTGTTGCCTGACGTAGCATTTATGCCTATTACTTTTCGCGTGTTTGACCATTGGGATAATTCACCACCGGGAAGCGGCGAAAGTTGCAAATTAAAAAACGACCAGTTAAGGCCAGTAATTCCTGAGCTTACAATTGTGCCGGTAGTGTCATAACTGCCTACATACGAAATCGTAAAAGATACGTCGCCGCCAGTAGAAAATGGGATAGTTTGAAATGAGATTGGAATGTTCCCACTGCCAAGGAATTGAGACGGTGAACCCGGTACTGTTACGTCAACCGGGAGAATTAGCTCGTAGTTTGCGACGGTGGCGCTAATTTCTTGCGCCTGCTCCGTTGTTGCTCCGAAGCCAGTGAAACTCGTAGTTCGCTTCAGATAGTTAGTATCTACCTGAAGCGTAATATTGAACTTCATGAACGCTGGTCTGTTTCCGGTAACTACCAACGAGTAGTAAAAATTTGAACTAACTAAAAAACCAGTCCCGTCTGATACGTCATACGATGTCGGGCTTTCCGGTATTGTTGGCTGGTCGGTATGATCCCAGATGTACCCCTGCGCAATATTAGAAAAGCCCATATGTACATAGTTCACCTGGGCGTAGTTCAGGGCCGGAAAAAAGGAATAAAAGCCACCTGCATATTTTTCTGTGAATAGGGTAGATACTGTATTATCCATCGCCAACGATCCAGATATTACGAGCGATCCGGCAGCGGTATATAAATAAGTCGTAAAACTTGAGCTTTCGTGATAATTATGTTGCGTGAAAAAAAAGGAGCCATTCACCATCTTGAATTGACAATGAAAAACTAAGCAAATCTGCTCTAATACTCTGTAGACGCTGCTATACTTATACTCTCCTTTGTCGTCTACCTGATACAATGCGCGGTGTTCAAAATAAGTGTTTGCCATCACGTCGCCAGCCTTAATTGAGGCGGGCTTCCAATTTGTAGCCACTACCATCGCCCATGCATTAGTGGTAATCAAATCAGCAGTTCCAATTTTGCCGACAATATTTGAAAGGTGTTCTACTACGCTTTTGCTTCCTGAATAGGGGCCAGATGTGTCCTTGTAAGCGATAGTTTGTAATCGCTTAATTCCATCCGTTGCGGTTACGCGGAATATCGGGAGAATTGCAAAGGGCTTATCTTCGTATTTCACCAAGTCTGGCAGAATGATTCCTACCCATCTTTCCGCGCTGCTTGTGCTAATTAGTAATCTAAATTGACCTTCGTAGGCGCTGTTTAGGTCGTCTATTAAATCTTGAATATCTTGATTCTCGACGTAAATATTTACGTCGCATTTTGATGTTAGAATTGGTGCTCTTAGCTGTTGCTTTTCCCCTGAGTACGATATTTCAAAACCTTTATCATCTGTGCGAAAATCAATAACACTCCCCGAATAGGCGGCATCATGAATCTCTATTGTATAAGAGGTTTCATTTTCGTTTGAAAAAAACGTACAACTAAGCCGTATTGCCATCTATGAAAATCTATTATATTTGGTTTCTGTTTGCTTCATTAATATCAACAAGTCTTCGCCACTGATCCGGGCCTCCAACGTACCGCCACCTGCACCTGTGTATCTGTTTAATTTGTCAAGCGGAATAACGGCCTCCCCTGAAGATAAGCGAGCCGGGAAAGTGTCGTTGGGGTATCCTGGGGGAATGATACCGCCGGTGGCGAGAGGTATTCCAGAAAAAACGCTGCCAAATATGGCCTTAAATCCTCCTGCTGTTGCGGTTGAACCGGGAAAGATAATTGACATAACTGCAGCCACTGCAACCGCTTTCGCCAATGTTATCGTTAGTTGCTTAACTAAGTTCACGAGCGCTTTTTTTGCACCCTGAACAAATCCCTCAAAAGCGTTTTTTCCTCCTTGTTCGATGATCTGAAAGAACCCATCAAAAGCGCTTGTAAGAACACTGCCAACTACACCAGAAACTGCTTGTATCTGTTGTGCAAAAAGTCCTTGCTTCTCGTTAAGTATATCCAACTCACTGCCTAGTAAATTGTATTGCTCCATCAGTGTCTGAACCGCTTCACTTTGCGGAGTGTAACCTTCGTCCAGAAGTGACTGTATAGACTGCTTCGTATAGTTCAGCTTTTCCTGTAATACATCGCCAGCAGTAGCACCGAATAGCCTAGACGCTTCGGTTGCTTTTTCCAGCCCTTCGCGGTATGCGTCTAATGTAAACACCGCTGTTTCGTCTATACTAAAATCAAACTCGCCCAATCCTTCCACGTCAGCGTCTAAAAATTCTATTTCGGGTGTGACTGTTATTTTTTGCGTTGCATCTTTATCGCCGTCTTTATCGCCGTCGCCGCCAGGTAGAGTGTCTATATCAGGAGGTGTAACAGCGCCGCTAAGCAAATCCTTTGCATCGCCAACCTGTTTGAATAACTTCTTTTTGATTGTGTCTACTGCACCCTCTAATCTATTGCTCCCATCAGAAAAACCACCGGCGAAAGCAGCGCCTAAACGAGTTCCAACTTCTGTGACGCTTGGAATTTCTGTAGCAATAGCGCCCGCCAGATCTACAGCAGCGCCGGCAAAATCGCCTTTGAAAAACTTCGCCAATCCACCAGCTACACCGGTGACAAAAGTTTTGATGTCTTTAAGTATGTTACCAAACTCCTTAAAAAACTCTATTGCTCCATTAATGACTTTTCGCACATTTTCAAAACGGTTGTACAATTGCGCGAGAATATAGATTAAGCCTAGTACGGCAGCTATGGTAATCGTAATAGGGGAGGTGATGATGGCAAATACACCGCCTAATCTACGTACTGCCTTCACTATGCTTTCGATTGCTCCAACAACAACCGGCCCGATAGATACAATCTTTGCCAGGACGATGAACACCGGCCCAATGGCGGCGGCTATCGCTGCGGAAACAACGATGAACTTTTGCGCTTCAGGAGTGAGCGATTTAAAAAACTCTACACCGCGAGAAACGGCAGAGGATAACTTATTCATAATATCCTCCAGGTTTACAGTGCCTGCTATTGTCCGGCCTAATTCAGCCGCCGCAAACTTTACATTGTTTCGGAAGTTTTCAAAAGCGTTTGCTAATCCTCCGGTAACGCCCTGGAATGTTTCACTGTTTTCAATTGCTGCCGTCAACCTAGTCGTGAATTCGGCGGCTGATATATTGAGCGCTCGGAGTCCTTCGGCGGTTTGCGTACCAAACGCTTCCTTTAGCGCGATGCCGATGGCGGGCGCGTTCTCTTGAATGACCCCTAGGTCTTCTTGTAGTATACGGCCTTTAGCGTTGATTTGTGTTATTTGCTTAGTGACAGATGCCAATTCAATTGCACTCCCTCCGGTCAGTGCTACGGCTGTACCTAGTGCGCTTATACTTTTCCTTGCTTGCTCGGCAGAGAACCCCACCGATTGCAATTGTATAGAACCTTTTACGGCTTGCTCAAAAGATAGGCCTGGCGCTTCGGCGGCTTCTCGGAGTGCCTCTAATTCTTTCCGTACATCAGCCCCCGGCCCTAATATTGCGGTAAGTCCTTTTTCTAATTTTTCAATCTGTCCAAATGCGGCTAAAGCACCTCCACCGATCCCAATTAATGGAACAGTTAACGACTGCGTAAGCGTCTGCCCTGTTGATTGTAATCCAGATGCAAAACGTTTCATTTTCCTTTGCGCCTGATTAAGCTGCCTTTCCAACTGCTTAACATCAACGCCAAGAATTATATTCAGCCTGTTTTTTGCCATTTTTCTCGCATTCTTTTGTCTGTTTCCGCAAACTTAGATTTGATCTCTTCGGGCGACATTTTGCGCCCTGCCGGTATCGTTTTTGCTTCTTTCTCCCAGGGGAAAATAGTGATGTCTTGCGGCTTGATCTTACGTCCTTTCTTAGCAAACATTTGCAGTATTAAAGCACTTTGCCACCTTACGCGCTCCCATTCGTAGCGCTCGCGGCGGCTCTCCACTTCAAAGAATCCCTCGATCCGATACTGCAATCTGCGCAATGTCGTATCGTTGTACTCTTGTTCCGACATACGCAAGCTACCCAACGCCAACTTTTCTAGCTCTGCCCAGCTTGTTTCTTTGTTGTTCGTCGTTTCTTCGGTGCTTGCTTTTTCACGTTTCCCGGCTCCGGCATTGCGACATTGAAAACGTCCATGATTCTTGAAAGGGCTTCGCTGTCTTGGTCGAGCAAATCGCCCACGTCCTCAACGGCGAGCGTGAATTGACCGGTTGCCGCTCCGTCCTTTCGGGCTTTGCGGAAACCGTCAGCCAATCCACACCATACCAGGATTAGTGTATTTTCTAAGTCTAAATGTTCATCAAGATTACCTAATTCCTTTAAGCTCAACCCTGCGTTCCGGGTGAATTTTGCAAGTGCGTTCATTCCGAAACTTACAGGGTAGTCTGTGCCATCAATCGTTACGTTCGTGTACATCCTTTTTCATCTTTGTTTAATAATTACCAATCGTCACCGCCCCATTCACATCGATTGTCATCGAGTAGGTTGCATTGTCTTCTACAGGTGAATCTATACTCATCTCCGTTACATAGCCTGAACCGCTATACATATCATCCCCTGAAGCGGCGCGAAACTGCCACTCAAAAGGCGTTTCGTTAATGAATAGCGCTGCAATGTCGTCCGGGTCTTTCCGGTCGCTATAGGCTGTATTCGCATCGGTATTGTAGAAAGCATCCACCGAAATCGTAGCGGACTTTTGCCCAATGGAGAAAGTAGTCCAGCCACTACCCGGATTATCCTTATGTATCGTTTCGCGTTTTTCGGCAGTCATAGAGAAGCTACAGGAAGTACTGTATCCTATCGCTTCGCCTGATACCCAAATTCGAAAGTCTGTGCCATTAAGCACCCCTGCGGTCTGTGCCATGTTCGTTTATTTTTTTTGTTAATATTTTACTCTTATTCTATACTGTTGCGTCAAGTGAAAAAGTGCTAATTCGGGAATCAGCACCTCATCGCTTGCGCCTTCGTATATCGTTCTATCTATTGCGACATCTGCCACCGTTCCCCGGTAGCGGTCGAGCGCTGTTCGTATCGTATCGGCTGTGTCTACTAATCGTTCTGCTCGTTCGTCGTATAACTCAATCAACAACGTGTCCACGCTGCCTATTACACCATCCTTTGTGTCCTGCGGTTGCTTCTCTGTAATTCGGTAGATGAGCGCGGGAAACTTGATATTTTCTGGAACAAATGTCGGATACAACCTAGTGCCTAACGCCGCCGTTACGGTCGAATCGTTTGCCAAAATGCTATACACCGCCTTGTGTGTTTTTCTACTCATTTCCAGAAGCTTAATTGGATCGTTGTTGCTTTTCTTCGTTTCTCTATTTCTCCGCTTACAATAATTAGCACCGTCTTTCTTTGCGCTGCTAATGCGGGTTCCATAATATCTCGCCTAAAGTCTTCTCGGCTTTTGTAATTCTTAGCCATCGCTGCATAGTAGCCGGAAGAGTTGCCCGGATTTCGGCCAATGTTTTTAGATGTAATCCTCCTTTTGATTTTTGGCCCTATCACCGCATTTGGTGTTTTCAGCCGCTTGGTTTTGTTCAGGTACATCAAACTGTTAATCAGATTGCCGGGATGAATAGCTATGCGTTCTTTTAAGTTATCCCCTGACTTTATTTTCCCTTGTTTAAGTCGATAGTAATAGTGTACTTTTTTTGATTTCAGTCCTTTATTCATCGCTATGCCCTTGGCTGAAATCACTACTGTTTTACTTGCTTTCTGCATCGTAGCCCGCCGCCATTCTGCATCTGCAAAGCGATTCGCAACTTTGTCCAATTCTTTGAGCGCCTTTTGCAACTCAACCTTATCTATCTTAATCGCTTCATCCATCGTCCGATAAAAATGTACCGTCGTCGTCGATCAAAGGGAAATCGTTATCGTCTATCAATAGTCTTCCGTCGTCGTTACTGTCGCTATCTCCTAAGTACTGCACCACTTCTAACTGCATGTACCGATTATGCGAGTAGGGTAGGATTGATCGTATTTCCCATTCCAGGCCGTCAAAAATCATCCGGTATTGTGCCTCTATTTCTGCGTTGTAGCGGATCGTCGTCAGTGCGCTTGTTACGTTCGTGTATCGGTCTGCAATCATTCGGTCATCACTATCTACTTTTCGGTAATCCACATTCGCCCAAATCGAATCCCCTGTTACCCATGTATGTACTTCTCCACCTACCGCGTCAATCGAGGTATGCGGCGACACAAATCGCACTTGGTGACGCATCCTACCAATGCGCTCCTTTTTGTTATTATGTTCGCCTATCGGAAAAGCCATATTCTATACCCTGCGCTTTGAAGTTCGTACTCTGCCGCTGTTGGCATTCGCTTAATACTATCTTCTCTATTCTCGTAAGCATTTGCGATAGTTAGTAGCATTGCACGTTTGATCGGTGCGGGTAGTGCTCCTGCATCATCCCAACCAATTGTGTACACTACCGTCACTCTCGCTATCTCGTCGTACAATGTAGGCTTAATAACTCCGTACGCTTTTCGGATTCGTGCCGGTTCGTCGTAGGTGTCAACTATGTAGTTACCGCTTGCCCATGTTTGGGTAGCTCCTGCGGAGTCCTTGTAACTAATACTTAACACGCTACGAACCGGGGATCGGGACAAAGTATCTGGGAAATCATCGCATAGCTCGGTAACTGTTTGAGGTAGCAATCCGATATTACAATGCCGTTCTACCCATTGCCGCGCTGACTTGATCAGCAGGGTAATTAGGTCGTCATCGGTGGTGAAATCTACCTTCAGATAGTTCTTAACCTCCGTCAACGTCAGTGGCTCGCTTGTAGGCTCGGTTGTTACTTTCCAACTCATTTTTTCTTTGTTCTTCTTCGTGTAGTTTGCCTGGCTCTTGCAGGCTTGCTCTGTGCGGTTTCGATCTCTTCTACCAACTCAGCGAACCCGGCAGAAATTAGCCCGGTTGCTTCCTTTACAGTGGTTTCAATGATCGAGCCTGCCGGGTGCATTTCTACACCCGACACGCTAGTCAATAATCGTATTTTAACCTTGTCAATCATTACGCTTGTACTAAGAGCTTGATCGCTCCTACAGGAATAAGTTTTGCGTCGTAGCGACTAAACGCTAAAAACCCTTGCGAAAGATTGGCCATATACAGTTCGTTCAGGCGTACAAAGGTTGGGGTTCGTACTTCGCGAATGACGTAGTAGGAAAAGTCACCAAATGCGATAGACTTAACCCCGGTCGCAATTGTCGGCATGTCCTGATTAATTACGTAATTGTAACCCCAAATTGTATTTCCTTCTCCTCCGCTCCGCATATCAGGAACCCAAAGCGGGGAAGAATCAGAGCTACCTAGTTGCAGCTTCTTAATTGCTGCCAGGGTGCTATCATTGAACATTAATCGCACGTTCGGCCCCATGCGGTACGCAGGGTCAACGCTGTGTATCAGATCGAGAATTTCGGTTGATGTGATAGCCGTTGCGCTAGCTGCTGTCTTTCCGGTTGGCGCTCCACCTGAAGCCGCCAATAGTCCGGTTGGTTTGCTCGAACCGTCGCCAGTCGTGAAGGCGGTATTTAATGCGCGGCCCATCCGAATACCTAGCATTTCGTTGAGGTATCCAACTACTCCCACCTGCTCATCCTGAATTTCTTCCATTGAAAGCAATACGCTAGAGCGGTAGGTATAAGAACCTAACTCAATGCGAGAGAAAGAAAAGTCTTGCAAAGTGGTTGCACTTGCTTCTACTGTCAGCAAGGCAGCGGTCGCGGTATCATCCGTGTAGGTATGGTTCCACGTTCCTCCGGTTTGCGTTCTGATCACTCGCGCGGCAGACATCATCCCGCCGTATTGTTTCAAAACTTTTGTCCATTCGCGGTCCAGTTCTTCAGGTACAGCGTAGCCACCATAAATACCGCCTGTTGTTTCAGTAGTAATGGTAGAAGTACCCCGCTTTTCAAGGACGTTCAAGCTGCGTTTGTTCGCCCGCTGTCCGTTCTTCATGAAGTCGGCAAACGCATCAAAATATTGCTCTTCGTTGCTGCGTGTGTCTTCGGGTTCAACGTTCATTTCTAGAATGTTTTGCCCCTGAGCCTGTGCGTCCATGCCTGTAATAATGCTACGGGCTTGAATGGCTTTGTCAAGCTTTTCTTGATCCTCGTGCATTTTCATAAATTGCCCGTTTTCTTCATCGGACAAATCCCGGCTTTCGCCTTTAGCGCGGTTGATAAGATCGCGCATCTGTTCGCGTATATTGAGGTACTCGTGCCTCAAATCTGCAACACTTTTCATCTTTTGTGTTTTAAATTATTAAATTAACATGTCCTCTGCGCGATCGCGAAAAGGCGTGTTTTTTACTGCTGTTTTTGAATCTTTATTGTGTTCCTCCTGCCACTTATCGCGGCTTCGTATTGCTACCGTCGCGTCAGGATAGGCCGGATAAGTAACCGGGCTTACATCAAAAAGGCGGTGTACCTTTGTAATAATCCTTGTAGTTTCCACCACTTCTCCCGCGTCGTTTTTGCGTTCTTCCCAAGCATCTTCTTCAATCGTGAAACCGAAAGAGCTTTGGCTTACATCGCCACGTTTCAGCATTTCGCGTAAGTCGCGCCCTGCTGTAGTGTCGGGTAATTCGAAGCTATATCTAAGCCCTTTTTCGTCTACACTTAGCGCCAACGTTCCTGAACTGCTACGAGCCAGAAGCATATTAGGATCGTGATTGAATAGCGCTCTAACGTCGCTCATATCTGCATTGTCGAAGGCTTTGGGGTCGATCCGCTCCCGGAAGCCCCACATTTCTTCAGACATCGAATTGAAAACTGCGGCATATCCGGTGACGGTCTTACCGTCTTCGCTTGCTCGTAGTTCTGCATTGTATGTTCTTGTTTCTTTATTTTTCATCGCTAGAAATCTATTGTTTTATTGATCCTCACCAGGTATATTTTTTTCTAGTTCCGGTTTTGGTTCGGTGGGGTCTTGCATGTTCATCGGCACGAAATACTTAGCACCACTCCCGTCTGCAATTGGATTGTATTTTTCACGTGCGCGTATTTCGTCTCGACTCAGTACACCCCATTTCATCATCGTTTCTATATATTTTCCTCTGCTGTCCAGATCAGACATATACAAGTCGTCCAGATCAAAGCGGGCTATATATTCGCCCTGTTCGTCTAAGGGAAAAAGTTTGCGGTTGAGTTCTGCTTCGATACGTTTGCACCAAGGCCGGATGGTGTGCTTAATAAAGAGCAAAGACAAGTGTTCAATATTGTTAAACGTTGCCCGGTCTAAGTCTTCCAATAAGAATTGAGGTACGCCGAAAATCCGCGATATATCCGCAATGGTTAACTTTTTGGTTTCCCCGGCTGCTGCCTGTTGTGGGCTTAGTCCGGTCGCTTCATAATCCATGCCTTGTTCTAGTATCGCCGTTTTGCCGGAATTACTAGAACCGCCGTAGGAAGATTCCCATGAGCGGCGGAGTCTTCGCATCGCGTTATCATCTAACCGTCCGGGGTGTTTAATGACTCCCGATAGGGTCGCACCATCAGCAAAAAACTTCGCTAAATATTCCTGATTAGCAAGAGCCAAACCAAAGTTATCCGCTAATGTTTCCAAAACATTGATACCGGCCAAACCAGTAAAAGATAGGCCGCCAAAATGTATAATGTCATCCGCCTTGTAGGTCTTGTTTATACCGTCAATTTTATAAACCAACTTATCACCATCTAAAATGTGAGCCGTTACCCGATGAGGTTCTACCACTAATATCTCTTTCGGGTATCTTGTTACGCGTTCCCGTTTGATGATCGCATAAGCATTACCAGTTAATGCCGCGTGTGCTACCATTGTGTGAATCCAGGTATACGGCGTGAATAGGGGAGAGGGCGAAATTGTAAGTAATCGCGTCACCGGATGACGTACAGCGTTAAGCGTTGTATTTTCGGCTGTCTTTTGGACTACTTCGATAGGTAATGAAGCGATTGAATCAGATAAGATGGTTAATGCCCGCCAAACAGCAGAAAGGCCAAGAACGCTTTTTGAGTCTACGTTTTGGCCTGAGTTGGATTTGTTGAAACCAAAGGAAGAGATAATGTCATCTATAGACGTGCCCATTTGTTGCAAAAAGCTACGATTTTCGACGTTTTCAGTCGGTTCGTCTACTTCTTTGACAAAAACCCGCGTTATGTTGCTCCAAATGCCCAAATTGTATGATTTTGGGGCAAGTTGAAATATTTTTTGGGGTGTTTAGGTAAGAACTTATTACCTGTTTGCTTATTATCTATAGGTTTTATACCTTTATGGTCTTAAATAGCTTTTAGGGTTGGTGACGCTGGCCTAAAAGCTAGTTTTACTAATCTAACCCACTGGCGTCACACGGTGGGTTTTTTTTATTTTAATTATGTCAAAAGTAAAAAGAGCTGTAACTATTGAGGCTCCTAATTTTCAGATTCTAAACGTAGAAATTGAAGGGACTGCACCGTATATGCAGTTACGATTTACGGAGAAAGCAATGAAAGCGATGAAAGAAAAGATGGAGGCCGGGAGCACATCAACTTCAAAAAAGAAAAGAAAGGCGCGTGATTTTGACGAAGACTTTAAACAGGCTCAACACATTTCAGAAGATGGATGGAACGGCATTCCCGCCGCCGCTTTTCGGAATGCCTGTATTGATGCCTGTCGAATGGTCGGCTTTAAAATGACTCACGCTAGAATGTCGGTCTTTATTGAAGCGGACGGATATGATGAGTTAGATGGAACGCCTTTAGTACAAATTCTAGGCAATCCGCCGGAACCCACATCTTTAGCCGTCAGGAATGCTACCGGAGTCGCAGATATTCGTGTACGTCCGATGTGGAGAAAATGGGGCGCAATCCTTAGAATAAGATTTGACCAAGGCCAATTTACCGCCGAGGATGTTTATAATCTTCTTTTAAGGGCAGGGCAGCAAGTCGGGATCGGGGAAGGTCGCCCGTTTAGCAAAAAAAGCAACGGCCTTGGGTATGGACTTTTCACCATTAAAACGAAGTAATATGATTATTAAATTTATTAACGGTTATCGGGTTAGCGGAGTTGATGCCCCAACGGCAAAAAAAGAACTGGATCGAATTAGGCGTGAACGGGGAAAATTAACGCCTGCGGTGATCGTAGACGAGGCCCGTAGTAAATCGAATCCATTACACAGTGTTTTTGAGTGGGATAATAGCGTGGCGGCTCAAAAGTTTCGCGAAAACCAAGCCGGAACTCTTACCCGGTCAATAGTTATTAAGGAAGCGGAAATTGAGCGCCGTGAATACGTCCTAACGATAAAAGACGATGAGCGCCAATATATGCCTATTGATTTAGTATTGCAAGACACCGAGATGTGGGAATATTCTTTAAAACGGTTGCAATCCCAATTGAACGGAATGCAAAAGTCAGTAAATGAACTGACCGACGCTAAACAAATGCCAGCCGCTACGAAGCGGAAAGTGAAGCAACTTGCTAAACATATCACTAATGCAGCAAATTTGGCCGCTAGTGTTTAGGTGATCATGGCAGGCAAGGCAAGGCTTGGCTAGGCCAGGCGCGGCGTGGCCGGGCAAGGCTAGGCACGGCAAGGCGAGGCAGGCGAGGCGAGGCGCGGCGAGGCATGGCTTGGCCAGGCGTGGCGCGGCACGGCAGGCGAGGCGCGGCGAGGCGAGGCTAGGCATGGCTTGGCCAGGCGTGGCGCGGCACGGCACGGCATGGCAGGCATGGCAAGGCATGGCCGGGCTTGGCGCGGCAAGGCGAGGCACGGCTAGGCGGGGCAAGGCACGGCAGGCATGGCAAGGCTTGGCGTGGCATGCCTGGGCTGGGTTTGGCACGGCACGGCAGGGCAGGCATGGCTAGGCAAGGCCGGGCACGGCAAGGCGAGGCAAGGCAGGGC